CTGAAGGTTGGATGCGGAAAGTGTCGATGTTCCCCCGAACATGTTCTTCTATGTCGGAGATCTTTAAGTATACGATGGAGTCCGTAAACAAGGCTTGGTCGTACTTTCAGATTGTCGTTTTAGGATGTGATCCAGACATCGTCAAGGAAGCAGTTCCTGATATAACCAACTGGATGGTAAATGTTGAGACTAACATGGTGCAAGCCAACCTCGATAATGCGTGCCGTGTTAAGAGTAAAAGGATGCAAATTGCTCGTTTGTATCAGGAAGGCCATGCCCTTATGCTTAAATATCACGATGCCTTGACTCCTGAGTACAGACTTGCCATGCAGAGAATGATGATCCAAGCTGCTAAGCTCAAAAGTCATGTTGAGGGGAAATTCCCTGAGTTCAAGGCTGTTAGAAATGTTCCTCTAGCCATCTGGTTGGTTGGAGAATCTCAGATTGGAAAGTCGCGCCTGCAGTCATTGATTGCGACTGAGTTGTGCTTATCCGTAGGACTAGACGATTGTAAGGATCAAATCTACCAACGATGTGTCGAACAAGAGTATTGGGATGGATATAATAATCAATTTGTGGTTATTATGGATGATTTTGGTCAAATGCGTGATACTGTGTCCCAACCCAATCTTGAGTTTTTTGAAATTATTCGTTCTGTTGGACCATTTCCTTACCCGCTGCATATGGCCGACCTCTCTGCTAAAAACTCCACGATGTTCACCTCTGGTGTCTTGATGATGAGTACAAATGCTTTGAACATGAATATTGAGTCTCTAACCTACCCGGATGCCGTGTGGAACAGGTTGAACGCCCAATCTTGGAGTGTCCTTGTGAAGCCAAAGTATGTGACGATGAAAAGTGAGAACAACGGGCGCGAGTACGTGACGCTCAATCTTGAAGCAGTGAAAGCAGATTCCCCGAAGCTTGCAAATGGCAAGAGTTGGGAGATCAATCCCTATATCTATGAGTTCGTGCGTTTTGATGCCCGGAGGAGGGATCCTAGGTCGTTGCAAGATGGCCAAAGGTATGAGTGGGATGAGTTTATTGAGGTTTTGAAGAAGGACTTGCGTGATCGTGAGGGTGGTGGTGCTGCCCTGGACGGTTTTCTCGATGACTACATAAGCGAGCAGAAGACGAATTCTGTTGCCCAGATGGGCCTCTCTTCTCATGACATTCGTG